TTGGGATTAATTATTTCAAAGCCATTGGGATTAATTATTTCAAAGCCATTGGGATTAATTATTTCAAAGCCATTGGGATTAATTATTTCAAAGCCATTGGGATTAATTATTTCAATGCTATCGTCTAATTGAATTTATATTTCTTCATTGAATCTTCAAATACCCAATGTCAATGAAACCAATCTTTGAATCTATTCCCGAACCAAAGATTCCATTCTTTGATCTTGGACCGCCTGCAATTCCACTCTTTCCAAGTACAGCTGTAACAGAATTGCCTCTGAGCCCGAGCTTAATAAATATTGGCTTCGATCTTCCTATGAAGAGATCGATAATTGAAGAATATGCCCCTGTAGGTATTCCGAGTGCAAAACGACAAAAACAATAAATGTAACCAATCTGATTACATAGATAATTCTGAAGAATCATATATTGAACAGATTAGAAGTTTAACTAATCTTTCAGAAAATGCCTAAGTTTGGTATTATTTTTGCAGTCGATTCGAACAATGGATTTGCAAAGAATGGGAAACTTCCTTGGAACCATCCTGAAGACTTAGCATATTTCAAGGCAATAACTTTAAACCAAACAATTGTGATGGGAAGTAAGACATTTCAAAGTATTGGTCGACCACTTCCATTCAGAAGGAATATTGTCATGTCCCGATCTGCACCACAAGGTTCGCTGCCGAATCAATGTGATAGCTTTGAATCTTTGTTCAAGATTCTTGAAGAAGACGAATTCGTTTGGATCATTGGTGGTATTGATTTGATCATTAAGTTTAGTAATCAATACTCAGAACTTATTTCCAAAGTCTCTATTAGTTGTATCTCTGGAACTCATGATGTTGATCAAGTCTTCCCGTTCGAAAATCTTAATTTTGGTTATTGTACCTCTTTATGTACGACGTTTAGATTATCTGAGAATGTTTACGTTAAATATTATACGTCTACAGAGTATTCTGACTGTGGCTTGGATTCTGACTACCTGAAAATCATGAAATCTATTTTGTACAAACCACTACCTCAACAAACAAGGAATGCTATGACGCGATCAATCTTTGGAGAAACTTTGAGAATTAATAATATTCATGATAACTTTCCAATCTTAAACACCAAAAGAATCTATTGGAAAGGTGTGGTTGAAGAACTTTTGTTCTTTCTTGCAGGTTTAACAGACACAACAGAACTTCAGAAGCGACGAGTCAATATTTGGAAGGGTAATACTTGTAAAGAATTCTTAACAAAGACTGGTAAAGAATATTACTCTGAAGGTGATATGGGTCCAATGTATGGGTTCCAACTTAGACACTTCAATGCATCGTATAGTACTTGCAATGATACTTATACTGGTAAGGGACTTGATCAAGTCCGAAATGTTATTAACCTGCTTGTTAATGATCCTTTAAGTCGTCGGATCCTTATGACAACATACAATCCAACACAAGCAGAAGCAGGAGTGTTATACCCATGCCATGGACTTGTTACGCAGTTTAACGTTGATCCGGAGGATCGTAAGATTTCATTGGCAACGTATCAACGATCAGCAGATTGGTTTCTTGGAGTTCCATTTAATATTTCAAGTTATGCTTTGCTTCTTTACATCATCGTTCAGGAAGTTAATAATCTTAATGTTTTGAAGAATCCATCTTCTCAAAAATATATTCCGGGTGACCTAATTCTTAACTTTGGGGATGTTCATCTTTACACTGATCATCTTCTTCCTGCACTTGAACAACTCTCAAGAATCCCAAAGTCGGATATTGGTGTTACTTTAAAGATGCCATCAGAATTGGGACTCTTGAATAAAACAGGGTCTGAATTTTGGAATTCTTTCAGTTCTGATGACTTTGTTCTTACCAACTACAATCCGCAACCAGCAATCAAAGCAGATATGATTGCTTGAACAAGTTTTGAGTCGAGTCTTTGAATTTCATGAAGGTGAGAAAATCGTGAAAATTACAAATATTTGTAATTTTTTAACCGAGGAAAATCAAGGATAAAAACACTCAAAAATGGCTGCGTGAATAATTACTCACACAAATAATTTTTGATTCAACCAAATTTTCAGAAGAAATGTAATTCAGGACAAACATTTGGAAAGACCATTTCAAATAATTGTATCCAAACATGACCTCAAAAATCCATATGTATTATTGGTTGTCTAAAGTAATCATGTCATTGATATAATTGAACTATATCGATTTCTAAGAACTATGTTACTTAAAACTAGCAAAAGGACTAATTAAATAGTACCTATGACTTCCCATATTTTGTTCCGTAATCTTGATGTTTCTGACAAGGCAAAGGATATTGCTCAAACAATCTTTCAAAGCACAGATTCTAAGGTAGCCGAAGCAGGGATCAGAGCCATCATTGATAGTATTTATAATTATCATGATATGTGCCTTGCTGGTCGACTTCTGATTTACGAGGTTGCACGTGCTGTACCTTCTGTTGGAATCTATTTGATCCTTAACAAGTCACTTCTTGCTGATCATGTCTCTGATTTTATTCGGAATCACTTGGAATATTTCGAAAGCATTGTTCGTGAAGCAGAGTTTATGAATTATGACAATCATGACTACTTTTCGGCAAAAACTCTTTGTGAAACGTATTTGTTGAAGTGTTCATTCGAGCATAAACCAACAGAAACTCCTGTTCTGAAGAATCTTCGAATTGCAGTTGCACTTTATTATGATTATTCTTCAGACTGCGAAACGTCTATTGAAGTTATTACTCGTGTATTCAATCAAATGAATCAAAGCTATTATACTCATGCATCGCCTACGATCTTTAACGCAGGAACAAAGACGCCTCAAATGGCTTCATGTTTCTTGATGGGTATTGACGACTCTCTTGATCACATGCTTTACACTGGTTGTGGAGATCTTGGAATGATTTCGAGGTATAATGGTGCCATTGGGTTTACGTTGTCTAAGATTCGTCATTCAAATATTTCAGGTACCGGAAAGAGTTCAGGTGTCCTTCCTTACGCCCGTGTCTGTGATCGAGCAATCGGTTACGTTGATCAGGGTGGAAAACGTAAGGGTGCTGCAACAGCATTCCTTGACATCTGGCATATTGACATTGAAGCCTTCGTTGAAGCAGCTTCCAATGTTGGTATAGACTTCGAACTCAAACTGAAGAGCTTGCACACAGCAGTTTGGATGCATGACTTGTTCTATGAACGTTGTTTCAAGGACGAGGAGTGGACTTTGTTTTGTCCAAAGACAGCTCCTGGACTCTTTGGGAGTTACGGGCAGGATTTTGAGAAGCTTTACGTCGAATACGAGTCTTTGGCTTTAGTCCGTCAACAGGAACTTCTTTCTGCGGAGGCTGACTACCTGCGCCTACGTCGTCTGTTGTCAGACGATCTGTCACTTGAGAGTGAATACATTGTTGCTCATGCTCGATTCGAAAAGGCTCGGAAGGAAAAGATTGAGTTTAAGAAGATTAAGGCTTCAGAGCTGATGAATCACATTGTTAACATCCAACTCAAGGGTGGAAAGCCGTATGTTGTTTCTGGTGATCGTTCGAATTTCAAGACGAATCACAAGAACATCGGTCCGATCAACAATTCTAACCTTTGTGTTGAGATTATTGAGTATTCTGATCCGAAGACTTTTGCATCTTGTAATCTTGCTTCAATCAATCTTCCGCGATATGCAAAGAAGCGGTTCAACCACTCGTTAGACAATGCATCGGACGCTGAGATTATTAAAGAATTGTCAGAGTGTTACGACTTTGAAACTCTTGGAGTGATGGACAGAAGTATTGTTCGGAATCTGAACATGATTATTGACAAAAACTTCTATCCTCTTGACGCTTCAAAGATCAAGCAGCCCAACCTTCAGACCCGTCCTCTTGGAATTGGTGTTTCTGGACTTGATGATGCATTCAAGGTCTTGGATATTGCTTATATGTCAAGGGCGGCAACGTTGTTGAACAAGATGATCTTTGCTTGCATGTACTATAATTCTATTAGCCAGAGCGTTGAACTTTCGAAGATCCACGGTGAGTATCCTTTGTTCCGCACTGGACAATATAAGCAATGGAATGATAAGACGAAATCCTTTGACATCGTTAAAGGTAGTCCAATGAGTAATGGCAAGTTCCAGTTCGATATGTGGCAAGAAGAATACCTTCACGATTTGCATTTGGGACGGATTAGACTTCCTTACAATGCAGATGACAACGTTCCAATTGATCCCCAACAATGGGACCCAACATTGTCTGCTAATGTGTCGTGGGACACTCTCCGTCGGCAGATGATGGAATTTGGTCTTCGCAATTCGTTGTTTATTGCTGTAATGCCAACTGCATCCACAGCACAGATTATGCGCAATGCAGAAAGTGTTGAAGCTCATCAGATGAATATCTATTCTCGTAAGGTCTTGTCAGGATACTACACAGTTGTTAGCAGACATCTTTACACCGATCTTGCTGAAATTGGTTTGAATACCAAGACAATCATTGATAGTATCTGTGACAATCGTGGTAGCCTTCAAGGTCTCACGGACCTGCTTAAGCAGTATCCGGTAGTAAGAGGCAATGTTGTCTGGGATGCTTCTTTAGAAGCCAGAGTGCGGTTCTTGGAAGAGAAGTACCGAGGTATGTTCGAGATCAAGATGTCTCATTATCTTCAGATGGCTCGTCAACGTGGAATTTATGTTGACCAAAGTCAATCCACAAATGCTTACATGGTGGATCCAACGATTCAACAACGTATTGCTTATCAGGTTATTGCTTATAACCTTCATCTAAAGACTTGTATGTACTATCTTCGTAACAACGTTGAAACTTCTAATTCTGGATTCAACAAGACAATTAAGTCGTTGATGGGAACTGGTTCTGCTGAGAATGAACTTATTGCTCAAACAACGAAGGTTGTTGATGAGACACTTGTCGAAGTTGGAAGCATCGATCAACCAGAGAGTCCAGTTGCATTGTGCAAGATGGAGGAAGGATGTGTTAGCTGCTCGAGCTAAACAGCCCGTTCCTGTTAGGAAAATACAATGATAGTCAATGACTATCATTACAAACAGTTGTTATCACTGTCTACGAACAATGTCTACGAACAATCTCTATCTCACGTGAAACAATAGAAAGTTCGTTGCTAAGACCAATAAGAATCTTATCATAATGTTCAGCTTGCATTCCTGCATGGATCTGTGCTCGTAATGGAAGCAATGGATTTCCAATTGCATCTGCATATGGCTTTCTTTGTTTCACGATTTTGTCCATCGTTTTGCATAACTCTTCACGCCGATCTTGAAGTTGTTGTTCAGACATTCAAAGTACTTTGTTTTGTACTTTGTTTTTTTCACATTTACTAATTCAATGCTAAACAATTTCCAAGAAATTGTTTAAAGAACAGCTCTAGCAATAGTTATTTCTTCACCATGATTTGATTCGAAAAGTTTAACAATGTGGTTACGTTTTTCTCTCCCACTGGCAATACGCATTGCTGTATTGGCTCGACTCATAATCTCAATTGGGTGAACTACATTCTTTTCGTTAACCTCATCAGGTACAACCAAAGCGTAAACATCACGTTCACGTGTCTTGATACTTCTGAGTACTTTGGTTCTGAGTGAACTATCTTTAATCTTGTCAAAGCTAGAAAGATCTGGTTCCGATGTCATTAATCTTCGTAAAGCATTAAGATCATCATAAGAAACTGCGCGATCGATAAGATCTTGAAATTTGATAGCATAACCACCATACTTTGAATTTGGATGGATCAAGTAACGTGCTGTTGGATTCCAAGAGTACTCATTGACAGGAACGACATCTTTAATGTGAAGGTATCGGTAAGTTGTATTTGACATTTGATTTTTTGATTTAAGGAATACTTTTTTATTAGTATCAGTAAACTAACATAGCGTTAATAGTCATGGCGACAGCTTCCTCAACTCCTACAGGTCAAGATTCAGATACTTCTATTCTGCATCTTTTTGTTGAATTTATCCTCAAAAAGCGTGAAAAGGGTTTAAATGCCGCGGCAATTGTTGAAGCACTTGCAGGTCCTTCATCTGTAGGTTCTTCAGCCACTCGACGCAGAACTACTTCGGAGAGTCGAAAGGCTCAGAGATCTACTTCTGTACGTCCTTCTACAACAAGTGCTGCTCGAGCACATCGAAATATAGGTACTGGTGTTGTAAAAGCACCAAAGTATGTTTCGTTTGAAGAATATCATTTAAAATATGCCGATCAAGTTGTTTGTACATTCCTTCCTTTAAGAGGCAAGAATGAGAATACAGTCTGCTGCGCTGAAATTGATGATCCTGATACTTCTGATCGTGCACAATTTAGGTGTAAGACACATGAGAAGAGTGGATTTGAAGCTTCAGTTCAAAGATACAAAAGGTTTATTAGTGGAAACAATGGAACATCATCAAGTCGTACAAGCGGTGCTTCTTCAACGAAGATTCGAGAGGATCCTGTTGTAAGTGACAGGCATCAACCTGGAGGATCTGCTGCCCGACGAGTTGTTGGTGGAATGCCAAAGGCAATGACCAGAACTGTACGATCCTCTGATCGTACAGGTGAGGATATTGATTCTTACAATGGTCTCACTGGTTCAAAGACTGATGACACTGACGATACACCGAAGACAGATACACCACCACAACCGACTTCACGTCTTGCAAGTCGGTTAACTGGACTTGGCTCACGAACCACTCCTTCGAAGGACGCTGTCAAGACAGAGATTGATGTCAAGCCTGAAGACACTGTGAGTAAAACCAAAGACGACGCGAAGGCTAGTGCAAGCACGGAGTCTGAAGATGAAAGGCCCAAACCAAAGGCCAGCGACATTAAGGCTGCTGAGGTTAGGGAACGTCCATCTCGACTTATAGTACGTCCTTCAAGGTCTGGTGATGCTGGAAGTCCAACAAAAGCCAGGTCAGTTAGTCGATCAAGGGACGATCATCCTAGAGATGATAGGCCTTCTGTTCAAGCTCGAAAAGATAGATCAGCAAGTATTACCCGACAGGAAAGGTCAGTGAGTCATCGTGGACGTTCTGAAGAGCGTCGAGATCGATCGGTGACACCAAAGTCTGAAGTTCCAAGGCGATCAACACGAATCGTTCCGCCTGTCAAGGAGAAGTCTCCTCAACGAGAAGTAACACCGAAGGCAGTAACACCGAAGGCAGTAACACCGAAGGCAGTAACACCGGTGCATTCTGAAACTGAACAAAGCGAAACCGATGTTCCAAAGGAAACCGACGCAAATACTGAAGGTCAGCAACTTGAAGTTTACTCTGTTCCAAATGTAGAAAACACTGATTGGATCAAGATTGATGAATCACGATTCATTGGAGTAGACCTTAAGACTGACAAGGTGATTGGAATTTATCCATTGAGTATTGAGGATGGTGTACGTATTTCTTCAACATGGAAGAATAAGCTTACTACCAATTACACAGAAGATGATATTGCAATTATGACTCAGTTGGGTTTGAACTTCGAATAGAAAGTTTACTTGACTTTTGATTAACTTCTAATAGACAAAATTTGTCTATTTATTATTGTCTTCAAGGTAACTTAACGATTTTTTTCATTGACTTAAACGAAACTCAATCCTCCGACTGAAATCTTCATCGGACAAAATTTGATCATCACTCTAAACCAATCTCTGATGATCTAAAAACACGTTGCTAACACAAATGTCAACTTTCGAAACAGCTTTCTCCCGGTTTCCTAACCATATCAAAGCAGATGTGAATTATCAGATCAAGCAACTCGAACGTGACTCCGAAGGAGGAACGGCCGAAGGAAAGATCAAGGAGTACAAGGATTTCATTGTTGCTAACCGACATGAACCCAAGAATTTCTTGTTTTATGCTTTATTCTTTGAAGACGAACAGAAGAGCATCGACCGTCAAATCTTCCATCTAAAGCATGATCGTGTTTCACGCACCGGAATGAAATGTAGTTATTGCGGATCCACTAATACAAAAGTACGTATCGTTCAGCGCCGAAGTGCGGATGAAATGCCAGACACCATCATCTACTGTAACAACTGCAAGAGAATTACCAAGAATTAGTTGGGACGGCAGCACAATCACTGGACTGAGCAGAACGACATATCCTGAACTTGAACCCGGTAGGTACTTGCTCAAGGATTCTGGTGTTCGCTTTAGAGTGGAACCTTTCAAAAGTTCAATTCCGCTAATTATTGATGAGTTCAAAACTGTTTTCGGTCTACCAAAGATTGGACGTCACAAGGTTGGGTATCTTGATGGTACCTATGTGTTAATCACACGAGAAATGGGTTTTGAACACTCAGCTTTAGCTGACACTGTCTCTTTAGATACTCTCATCGAATATGATATTTACAAAACTCGTTTGTTTAGATGGTTACTTGGTTTAACAAGCAAGTTTGTCAGCAACGATATGATTGTCAGAAACTACAACGGAATTTCGGAAATTATTTCGTGGAATGACACAGGGATTGATTTTTTGAGGAAAATTCCATCATTTGTTTCAAGTATTGCTTCCAAATGGGATCCAAATGATACCCTCAAAGAAATGTTATACGGACACACTGTTAATTCTTTGGTTGATGTTCTTTCCGAAATTGTGCTAAGAATAGATCCATCAATGATTTATTATCCAGGTCAAATTGTTGAAAGACTAAGTCTTTATGGATTTCTTGAAGCAGATAGTCCAAAGGACTAATACTAACATAGACATTGTCTATGTTCCTTTGCCTACTTTCTTATTGTCTAAGCAATGGTAAATACACCAGCGTCGGTCATATGCAAACCAATGATTTGAACAATGTCACCTCCATCGTTAAGCTTGACACGATCTTCGGTAAGGTCACGGCAAACATTAGCAAGAATAAGCTCCGATAGGAGTCCTTCAGTTTGTTCAACAGAAAGCATTTTGTCTTTGGCATACTTCGCTGCAAAGATTCTAATTCTAGACTCACGATCTTTACTTCGAAGCTTATTCCAATGAGTCTTTTGTTCAGAAATATACAAAACTGGAACATTATCCCTATCAGAACCTTCAGAGTCATCGAAAGTAATCCCTGCATTGTCACGAATAAAAGACTTCAGTTTCTCAGACATTACTACAGGGTCATTGATAATGTCAAGTGTTTTGTCAGTCTTCCGAATTTTATAGATTAATGTTCCAACCTTAGCATCGAGATCAAGTGAATCTTTAGAATATCCGAGATCAAATTTAATAATCATCTTATTAGGAAACTTAGAAGTCGCCATATCACTAAAGACGCGCTTCCATGTGTCATTTGTTTGAAGTTGAGCAATTCGATCGAAAATTGGAAATTCAATCTTCTTTCCAATGGTACCAACCTTTGTTTGTGGAGACCGTGCCATTCGCCTTGAAGCTGGAGTTGAATTAAGGGTATTTGGAGGTGAGGTTCCTATTCCATTAACTGCTGTGTCCCAAAGGACACTTCCGTCTCGAGATTTGGCTGCAAGAAATTCGTCATTCATCTGTCTTACAAATTTTACAATGTTTCAAAAACAATACTCGTGGACTCAATTCTAATGAAAATCTATGTTCTTCCAATTTCTGGTGGTGGTTTTGTTTCACAAATAGCTCTTCTTGCAGAGGTTTATGATGCCACATATGACTGTGACAACACGTATGATTATCACCGATCCGTTCGTCTTGGATCCAAAAGTGCTCAACCTGGAACTCCGGATTTAGTTCTTGCTTCTTCAGGTGGCAATGTAGCCGCATACTTGGCGATGGTTTCTGGTTGGAGTTCTTCTGGGTTGGCTCAAAATATTAAAAGTGTTCATTCAAGTATATTTGTTCAACCTTGGACTCCACCATTCCTTCCTTCAGGGATAATGTTTTACTCCACCAAATCAATCTACCGTAATGGAACGGGAATGGATCAACTTTTTACTTCTATGTTCACACCTCAGAGCGTTAAACAAACAGAAATTTGGTCAGGGACTTACAACACCAACAGCCAAAAAGGAGGAATGTTTTGTAACTTGGCCAAAGAAAATGCATTTTTGCAAGATGATCTGGTTGAAGATGGTATGATACTGTATGACTGTGACCCATGCACTTATGTTGATGGAGATTTATTAACAATTTCAAAGGTCGTCCATGCATCCGCTGCGATTCCCTTTGTAACTGAAGGAATTTATATTGGTGAAGATCGATACATTGATGGTGGAGTGGCTTATTCTTCGCCTTTGATTCCAATGTCAGAGCATCTGAAGGCCAGCTTGAAGAAAAGAATGGATTCAAACAGTATGGACGAAAGGATAGTTCAATTGTTCTATTTCTGTTCTTATGATATGGATCAAAGGTTCAATGATTCTATGTATGACACCTCTATTGGCGCACTTGTTCATTCATCTGGTCTTCAAGATCGAGCCTTTGCATTAAATTTTATTCGACAGTTTGCTGATGTTGGAGTAGTACCAGCTAAGTACGATGACTTGACTTCTGCGAAGCTTAGGGTTATTCTTAAGGGAATGCAACACAAGTCCTTTGTTATTTTCTTGTTTCCAAGGAATTCTGTAGCAGTTGATGTTGCCAACTTTACCACAAAGCAGCTGATTGAGTATATGAATTGGGCCAAGAAGAATTACAGTGCGATTGTTTGGTGTGCCAAATGAAGGTTCATAATATGAACCTTTGCAATATTAAGAGTTTTACCGTTCTCAGATTTTAGACTTATTAAGAAATGCGTCTACCTCTGTTTTATAACATTCATCTTACGCCTATTGATCATATATTTTTTCCAATAAAAATGCTTTCCAAAAGAATTAGAAAAGAAAATATCGAAGAAATTATAACAGAGTTCAAATCTGAATCCACTTGTATTGACCCCATATTAGAAAGACTTTTTCGTGGAGAATATCAATATAGAGGAAAGAAAGGAAGAGTAATTATCAAAGGCGACCAAGCAATCAAAATAAATGAAGAAATTGGTAATATTAGTTATGAAAATAATATAGAAATGTCATCTTTTTACCTTCAGAATGTATTATTGGTGTTAATTCATCGGAGCTTACCTGAACATTTAAAAAATCATATTATTAAATGTATCAAATTTTTTGGGTGTGATAAAGGTGGTATTAGTATTTATGAATATTGTAATCGAGGAACATTAATGGATGTTATCGATGCTTATATTTCTGAAAATAGATATAAAGAATTAAACGATCTGTTGTACAAATGTATTGTTGATATTCATGAAATATTAGAGGCTTTGGATAAATATGGGTTTGTCCATAATGATCTGAAAATGACTAATGTTTTGGTCAATGAAGAAATCTTAGAATCAGGCCCTGAATTTACATTCAAATTATCTGATCTAGACAATTCTTTTATTAAAATATCAGGGATTTACCAAAGCATCCATAAAAAATCTAAGTTGTCAAAATTAATTCCCAAACCAACATATAGTTATGTAAAAGATTCAAAGTTTATTATTAATCATACAATTGGCGGGGATGAGATTAATTGTATTAGATATCGTCAATATTTAGGGCCAAAACAAAACATAGACTTATACACCCTTTTATTGTCAATCATTTTCTACGAACCCATTACACAAAACTTGAATAAATTACCTTCATTAAGCAAAATTGCAAACATAATGTTTTCCGAAAACGATATTGCTAAAATTATTGCAGAAATTTCTTCCTCATATAATTATTCAAAGAGAATTTGTAAATTTGTTAGTTTTTTAATCGTGAAAGCTATCGAAATAAAACAAGTCTCTGATATTGTGTTTTAATCGAAACATAATTTAAAATTTAATATATCGATTAATGTACTCTTCAAGGGTCATCTTTTCCACTTTCACGTTTAAAGTCTATAAAGCGATAACGGAGTTTGCTTCTTCCGTTGCATGAGCGTAAAACTCAGAGACATCAACTCCTACTCGATTTTTAAAGGAAAGTAAAGCATCCATGAATCTCTTCACCAAAATATCTATGTAACAACCTATAAATATAATGGAATCGATATCGTTAGGTACGTTTACAACTTGAATAGATATAAGAAAGTTTTAAAAACACTATATTGTACAAAATTCAATTAAAACGGAATGTCTGGCAGAAGAATTCCAACCGTTTCACTTCCGATCTCGACTCAAATGGAAATGTTAAAGCCGCCTGGCCGAGGTATAGGAACCTACATGTCTTGGGGATCTGTAGTTCTCGCAGCAATAATTATCGTTGCAGCCATTGGAGTGTTTGCATTCTTGTTCTTTACCAATAGAACACCGTTTGGACCAATTGAACCATCTAACCCAGAATACTTTTACCCAAATGGAAAGCAATCGGCAAGATCGAGTACAAAGCCTGTTCCTTTAACAGACGATGAAAAGGCAAAAGCGTTGGAACAAAATACATTGCCGAAACCAGATCAGCCTGTTGCTTCTTAATAATTACCACATTGTGGTAATTCAAACAGTTTTAACAATGGGATGAATTACAAGTTCATCAAGGTCTTCTGAGATTGATCCCTTCTCACGATAGTACTTGAATACACCAACGTTGTTCGAATTGATCTGATACACTGGTGCCATCAGAATTGAAATTCTACAACACATCTTGGTAATCCCAATCTTAGTCAAGTAGTCTGAAACGATTTCGTCATTTGAATCGAATTCTCCCCGCTCGTTCAGTAAGCTGAACTCAATCTCTCCTTGTAGCTTACCGATTTCTCGACCACAGCTGCAAAGATTATTAACAATACGTACAAAACGAAGAACCTTTGTAGTCATTCTTGACGTTTTTGAACGGCTTGATTTTAGAACAATGTTAAGGTCAATGTGTTTCAAACCAATAAAGTTGTTAGTTTACAAAACTAATAAAATCTCGTTAGAATGTCAGTACTCTCTTATGCCTTTGGAAGTGCAGTCATCTTTACAAACGAAGACTCCGCTAGAACAACACGTCGAAAGTTAGGAGGTCAAAGAAATTTTGGCTTCCAAGGAGGTGCAGGAGACAATAGTAATTATGATATCATCAGGGAGCTCAAAAAGTATAGTCAAGGATATCAAGAATCAACTGCTCGATTCCTTGCTAACATTCCTGGCAGTCAATATCTTAACACAAGAATGCTTGTGGCGGCATATCATTGGTACTTTGGTAACGAATCTCCTGATATCTTTACACCTGATATGTTTACTGAAGACAACTCTGCTTTCTCAAGAATTTGTCATATTTCTTACCCCGAAGTGGTTGAATGGAAACAAGATCGTTACATTTCTCTGATAACTTATGCCTTGTTGATTAAACGGAATCAAACAACAATTAACGTAAAAGAAATTAGTCGAGATATCATTGATAGAGATGAGTTCGAAGAAGATTCAGATTATTATGTAGAGTCTGAAGTCGAGAATGAATCTGGTTACGAGAGTGATTTTTGAATTGGGTTGTTAAGATTGAAAATCATGAAATTCATGATTTTCGTTGTTTTTGAGTCGAGGAAAAGTTAGGGTAAAACTTGTGAAAATAGGCTGTGTGATATGATAGTCACGTTTGAAATTTTGATTTTGAACGGGTTTTTGACAGAATGGTGTTTTGGTTAAACCTGTTGAAAAATGTTCATGTTCTTTGAAACATATGCTTTAATGTGTTTAGAAATTAGTATTTTACCTTAAAAATTATCATATTTTTAATATTACTCACTTCATTCCATTTATTTACACAAAAATGATTTTTGAGCAAATAAACTGCGTAATAAGTAGTATCAGAAAATATGAACTTTTTACCTGGAATATTTCAGCTAAAATACTAACTTTTAACGGTATTTTTTAACCATCTTTCGATAAGTGTTTCTGTTGGAAGTTGTTCACCTTTACCAACAACACAATATTTACAATGTTTACGTCTTTTCATTTCACCCTTATAAATATATGATCGAAACCAAGTTTCGGGTTGATATATATGGCATCTTGTACATTGCTTGCGAACATCAGTGGTTTTTGGCATTAAGTTTTTGTTATTAAGAAAGTCTTTTTGATATGTTGAATTCGTCTTTGAAAATAAATAATTTGGCTTACATACAATCATTCAAGTTAAATCCACAGAATGATAGAAACAATAAAATATTGTTATTTGCTAATCAAGGATCG